ATATAGTATTAACAAGTATATAACATATAACTACTATATAGCATATAACTATAAATAACATATAACAATAAATAAAAACAAGTATATAATATATATGTGTTTAAAAGTATTTTTTTAGATGTTTAGAAGTATGGTTATCTTTGGCATATGATAGAGAATATATTAAAAGAGCAACTAACAGACAAAGAGAAAATAGATAAACTTTTAGAGTTAGATTGCAACCTATATACAAACTTAGGCACAGATAGCACAAAGACTGAGAAGCAAGAAGTAAAACGTATGTCAAAAAAAATATATAGAGCCATACAAACTATAAACGAGCCTATTGGTAAATCATTGTTACAATCAGTTGACAAATGACACGTAAGGGAATTGTAAAAAAATTAGATACGTTATTCAGCTTATACATACGCAATAGGTATGCGGTTGATGGTATTGCTGAGTGTTTTACTTGTGGTAAAAAAGACCACATTAGTAAACTACACGCAGGACACTTCCAAAGCCGTAAACACTATGCCACACGTTGGGATGAGGTAAACGTACAAGTACAATGCCCTAAATGCAATTTATTTGGTCAAGGGGAGCAGTATAAGTTTGGGTTAAATTTAGATGAGAAATACGGAGAGGGAACATCTCAACAACTACAACAAAAAGCACGTAACACAGTTAAGTTATCAAATGATGACCTAAATGAGTTAATAGAAAAGTATAAAGATTATTAAAGTATAACCTGCACTTGTAGGTTAGTTTCTCTATATGTTTGTAAAGAAAGAGCCACCCTTTTGAGGTGGCTTTTTTGATTGTATAATGTTTGTTTTATAATTGTCTTTCTGAAACGTAAAGACTAAAACCTTTACACGCTTGTTTTATTTTCTCATACAAGTCATAACCGTTTGAGTTTGTAGATGTGCTGTAAAAATACCATCCATCATATTCTTTTATCATACCTATTTTCTTTGCTTCTCTCCAATTCATACCACTTGCACGTACTGAAATAAATGAAGCGTCAAGATATTCTTCTTTGTGATTTGATTTTATAGTTTCTAACTCTGTTTTAAGGTTTTGATAATCTGTAATTGTTTTCATATTGTTTGTAATTATAGTACAAATATACAGCTTTTATTTTATTAACCAAATGTTTATAAAGTTTATTTATGTTTTTTATTAAAATATTTTTTGTAAGTTTGCCTTATGACATATAATGAGGATTTATTACGGTTACGAGAAGCAGAAACCGAAGCATTACGAAAAAGAGTAGAAGTGCTTGAAGCTAAATTAGAGGTGCTAACAAATCAATTACAAGAAGATGAATTATACAAGTAAGATAGTAACTATCAATAAAACAGATAGTTTTAAAACAGGAGATGGTAAGACTATGAATAAATACGTAGTAACATTTGCCAACGGACATAACCCACATATTTACGCTTTAGGAGAGTTTAAGTATGAGGTAGGAACAGAAGTTACATACGACTTAGACCAAAACAAAAACAAGGCTAAGATTGTAAAGAATGACTTTCCAAGAGGTAACGGAGTACCTTATCAATCAAAAGGTAATTACACTAATAAAGACCAAATAATTATTAGACAAACAGTAATTAAAGCTGCATCGGAGTTTCACGCAGGAACTTCATCAACAGCAGAGGACGTAGTAAAAACAGCAGAAACATTTTTAAATTGGATAAACAATGACTAAAACTTGGGTAAACGGAATAAGGGTATTTGACAATAAGCAAGACTGGATTATTTGCGATGTTAAAATTAACCCTGATGAGATGATAAATTGGATAAATGAAAATAGAGCAAACGTAAATGAGCGAGGTTCTATTCCAATAACTATCGCTAAAAGCGAGAAAGGACTGTACTCTATGCTAAACACATACGAGGTGCAAAAGTCAAAAGAGGTAACAACAGCACAACATTCTCCTGACCGAGAAGAAGATTTGCCTTTCTAATGTTAATAGAGATTGACCAACACTTAAAGAAGTTAGACGAATACCGAGCAGGGACTTTAAAAACAGGTCTCCGCTTGGGTATTCCTCGACTTGATGAACACTTTAGGTTTAAGTATGGAGATTTTAACATTATATTAGGACACGCTAATGTGGGTAAAACATCTTTAGTACTTTACTTAATGACACTATACGCTTTAAAGCATAAAGTCAAATGGCTTGTGTTTAGTAGTGAAAATGAGCCATATTCTATTATAAGAAAAATAGTAGAGTTTTTAGAGGGTAAGCCAATAAACAAAATAGAAGAAACACACTACAAGCAAAGAGTAAAGTGGATAGATGAGCATTTCAAATTTATAGATGGTTCAAAGCTATACACATACAAAAGTTTATTAGATTTAGCACAGCACGTAAAAAAAGCGTGGGATTATCAAGGTTTTTTATTAGACCCTTACAACTCACTTAACAAAGACAAAGATGTATTAAAGGGTATATCAGGACACGAGTACGACTACCAAGCAACAAGTGAGATAAGGATATTCTGCAAAGAGAATAACATTAGTACTTGGGTGTGTACACACGCTGCAACCGAGAGCCTAAGACAGAAACACCCTAAAGGACACTACTATGAGGGGCATCCTATTCCACCAAGTGCAGCATCAGTTGAGGGTGGGGGTAAGTTTGTAAATAGGTGTGATAATTTTTTAGTAATACACAGATATATTTATAGTCCAAGTGATTGGATGTATTCACACTTACACGTTAAGAAGATTAAAGACGTAGATACAGGTGGACGACCAACACCATTAGAAGACCCTATAAGACTTGAAAGCGTAAAGAATAACGTAGGCTTTGAGATAGAGGGTAAAAACCCAATAGAGTATCCTAAACGAGAACAACAGCAGCTAATATGATAACCGACATACTAACAAGTAAACACAATAAATGGATAAGCTATTGCCGTAGTTGGGGGTGCAATCCTGACACATCAGAGGATTTAGTACAGGAGATGTATTTAAAACTATTAGTACTTATACAAAACGGAATAGACATAACGTATAAAGACGACATAAACGACTTTTACATTTATAAGGTGCTTAGGAGTATGTTCTTAGATTTATGCCGTAAGGAGCAACGTACACAGGTTGTAGATTTAACAGACGATTATATAAACCACATAATAGAAGAAAAGACAAAGGTTGAGATAGAAGATGAAAACATTTTTGAAGAAGCCTTTGACAAAGTAAGTGAAGCACTAAACGAGTTGCATTGGTACGACAAAAAAGTATTTGAACTTGTACAGGACACAGGTAACATATCAGCACTATCAAGAAACACAAACATAGAGTACAGAAGATTGTATAATACCTATCAAAAGGTTAAACGCAAAATAAAAGAGAAACTATGAACAAACAAGTGGCTAAAGAATTAAAGGACTTTACTGAAACTGTTTGCGATAGATATTCAAGACAGGATAGGAGCAAGAACTTTAATAAGGAAACTTTTGAGGTTCAAGAGATAATACCAACAAGCGACCACACAGCTACTGTAATATATCAAAAAAACACAGGTAAAAGGGCAGCTTTCTTTTTTTATTACATACCTGCTTTTAAAAAATGGAATTACTTTGTACCTACTGATAGTCACATAAATGGTATGAGTTGTTTTGCAAACCAAAAAATAGAAGTTGAAAGACATAACTATAAATATAATTTTAAATGAGATTAGGAGATTTAGTGTATTACATAACAAAGTACACAGGGATAAGATATGTGTGGAAAAAATTACATCCTGACTGTGGGTGTGATGACAGAAGAAAGAAGTGGAACGATATACAACTTTAATATGCCAAAGGGAAAACTTGACGATTATCAGATATTACAATGGGAAACTTTTATAAGTCTTAACAAGAATGTACTTGAAAAAGACGAATTTAAAATGATATGTAAGATACACGCTGACGTATTTGCACACCCATACCACGAACCTTGCACGTGCAGCCCAAAGCGCATCAAGAATTGGATAGCACAAATAAACAAGGTATATGAAGATAGAAACAGTAATTAAATTTGAAAAGGCACTTGTTGCTTCATTGAATTTAGATGGTTGGAGATTAGTCCACACAGGCGAAACTACATTGCCTTATGACGCACAGGGCATAACACCTAAAGGACTAAAGTGTGTAATAGAGATGAAGTTTAGAGATAAATACTATGACACTAAAATACTGGAGGTTGCTAAGTATAAAAACCTTATGAAGATGGATAGCGATATACAGAAGTTTTACTTTGTAAATGACCCTAAAGGTAATTATATGTTTTGGCTTAATGATTTAAAGTTGGATGACCCTGATGAGTTGTATTGCCCAAAAACTACAATGTGGGATACTAAGAAAAGAAAAAAAAGTGTATATTTGCTAAGAGAGGAACAAAGTATAATAACAAACATATATGAATAAAAAGAGAGCAAGTCAATCCGCACGTATAATAGAACTGGAACAGCACGTAGTGAAGCTGTATATGATATTAGAACAAGTAGTAAATAAATTAAAAGATGCCGATACCGACACCAAAGAAGAACGAGAAGAGGAATGATTTTATACAAAGATGTATAACAGACCCTACAATGATAAAGGAGTTTAAGAACACAAACCAACGATTAGCAATATGTTCCAAAGTTTATAGAGATGGAACTATTTGAGTTGAAGTTTCAGGGGGATTTTGGAGCAGCAAGTGATGTTGTACTTAAAGCATTAAAGAAAAACCCTGACAACAAACAGTTAGAAGTAATGAGTAATTATTTAAGCACGTCTTATTTATATGTAAATTCATTACAGATGCAACTGCAAGAAGCTAAACTAAGAATAGATAAACTAAGAGAAAGCAGAGATGAAGCATTAAAGGATGCAGAACAATACAAAGATTTTTACAAACAATTACAAGAGAAACAATTATAGTAATTTAAACAAACTAAAAACAGAGAAATTATGAGCATACAATTATTAAACGGAGAAAAGTGGGACAAGCAGGAGTTACTTGCTAAAATGGATGACGATAGTTTCTACTATGGACACTTAGGTAAACACGCACTAAGTAGCAGTAGCATTAAACTATTACAGTCAAGCCCTAAAAAATACCATTATGTTACAAAGTACGGACAAAGTGAGAGCCAAGCCCTAAGAGATGGGTGGTTATTTCACACAAGTATATTAGAGCCTGATGTATTCAACTCACAGATATTTGTGGACGTACAAAGCAAGAACACAAAAAAGTATAAGGAAGCACTTGCAGAACACGGCAAGGTGTTTACAATGAAAGAAAAGTCTGATGCTGAAAGATTAGCAGATGCGTTTCTAAAAAACGAACAAGCACTACAACTCATCACAAAATGTGATTTTGAAGTACCTGCCGTAGGTCTTATAGACGATTTACCATTTAGGGGTAAGGCAGACGTATTAGGTAAGCACGGCATAGTAGATTTAAAAACTACAACCGACATACGAGCGTTTCCATACTCAGCTAAAAAGTACGGTTATGATATACAAGTTTATATATACTGCCAATTATTTGACATACCTTATACTGAGTTTCAATTTATAGCTTTAGACAAAGGCACACTTGATATAGCTATATACGATGTATCAGAGGACTTTTATTTAGAGGGGGAACGTAAGACCTTAGAAGCGATAGACAGATACAGAACTTTCTTTATAGACAATGCAGACCTAAACAGTTACACATTAAGGGGTACACTATGATAACCAACGAGGACAATATGAAACTAATGGCAAGGTATCCTGATGGGTATTTTGACCTTGCAATAGTAGACCCCCCTTATGGGATTGATGTCACAAAAATGACACTTGGAAACGGTAAAAAGAAAATAAATAGAGGTACAACTAATTGGGATAGTAACATTCCTAACTCTTATTATTTTGCAGAGTTAAAACGAGTAAGTAAAAACCAAATAATATGGGGTGCTAATTATATGACTACATTTTTATTACCAAGTATGGGTTGGATATTTTGGGATAAAGGAACAGGCGCAAATGATTTTAGCGATGGCGAACTTGCTTACACAAGTTTTAATAGAGCATTAAGAAAATATAAGGTTAGTTGGGTTGGCGCAAATGCTAATAATGGTACACCAAGAATACATCCTACAGAAAAACCGATACAGCTTTATGAATGGCTACTAATGAACTATGCTAAAGAGGGGGATAAGATACTTGACACCCATTTAGGAAGCGGTTCTATAGCTATAGCTTGCCATAATTTAGGTTTTGACCTTACAGCTTGTGAGTTAGATACAGATTACTATAACGCAGCTATGAAGCGAATAGACGAACACAAACAACAAACAAGACTATTCTAATGACTGAATTTATTAACGACATAGAAATGATACAGTTAGCAATAAAGTTAGGAGATTATTATGATGCCTTACAAATGCTACAAGAGGTTAAAGAAGAAATGCTTATATTAGACGCATTGAATTATGAGTAAAGAAACACTAATAAAAAGTTACTCCTACTTTAAAGGGGAGTTACAGAGAGCATACGAAAACACAAACGAGAAACTAATAAACTATTATATAGATGAGATACAAAAATTACTTACAAGGTACTACACAGGAGCAAAGAATAAAGATTGAGAAACTAAAAGCAATCATAAAAGAACAAACAGGATTAGACATAGACAAAGTAAGCAGGAAACGAGAAGTAATAAACGCACGTAAAGCATATTACAAACTACTACACCTAACTACTAAGCTAACATTTACAACTATGGCTAAATCAGTAGGTAAGACACACGCTACTGTATTACACGCACTAAGGAACTTTGACTTTGACTATAAGACAGATGTTGAATTTAAAGAGTTGTACGACAATTTATTTACTGTGTATGTAGATGGCAAAGAAATAGACAATACAGATAAACTTGTATATGAGAACTTAAAACTACAAGAAAATATCCGTATGTTGAATAGTGAGTTGGAAGAACTAAGAAGCGAACTAAAAAAAGCAAGAAGCAATAACATAAGACCCCGTAACCAACAAACAACTATATACGCTTCATCAGAAGTAATAGAAGCATTTTAGATATGAAAATAACAATTAAACATTACGAGAAAACATATAGCATAGACTTAGGTGCAGATGACATTAAATTTGATGACTATATGGAAGCTATAAAAGATTTAAGT